GTAAAAAGAGAGTCTTACGGTTGTGACTTAAAGCAAGTTCGTAAGATAGTTAAACAACACAATGAAAACATTGACAAATGGAGAGAGAAGCAGACTATCATACTACGTATGAATAAGGTCACAGATCTGATCAACTATTACTATCAGTCCAATGATTTCAATATGTTACGTGATACAACTAAAGTAGATTACCGATACTTCCTGACCATCCTGCACCAGACTATGGGCTGGCGTAAGTATGATAAAATTACACCTAAACTTGCCAAGCAGTCCTACGAGGATTGGGTCAAACGTGGTATTAGCTTTGCCAATCATGCAGCTACCTGTGCTAGTAGAGTGTACAACTATGCAATAATGATGGAGTATGCTACACAAAATCCTTGGGCTAATATCAAACGTAAAACAGCCAAGCAACGCAAGGTTACATGGTCACATGGTGAGGTAATCAAGTTCCTTGACATGGCCTACACAGACTTTGAGTACAGGAACATAGGACTAATAGTCCAGATGGCCTACGAGTGGTGTCAAAGACTAGGAGACATGCGTAATTTACAGTGGGATAATATAGATTTTACCTACGGTAGGTTAGAGTTAGAGCAAAGTAAACGTAGGGCAGAGGTAAGTCTACCAATATCAGACAACCTAATGCATATGTTGAAAGAACAACATGAGGACTTTGGCTTTCAACCATACGTAGCACCACATCCTAGACCTATGGATGGGGTGTATAATCCCTATGCTATGGAACGACTATCCAAGGTAGGTAGACGGGTCATGCGACTAGCTGGTTTACCAGAAGAACTAAGACTAATGGACATACGTAGAACAGGAGTTACACAGATGGATAAGGAAGGTGTTCCTATTAACCAAATCATGTCGGTTACAGGACACAATCATATGGCTTCAGTTAAGCCATATTTAAAACATTCTTATGCCAGTGCAAATAATGCATTGACAATGCGTAATGTATCTGTATCCTTGAGTGGAACGAACAACATAGAAAGTGATACATATGAATATAAGAAATATAATTAATGATATATCACTCAGTAATGGTGAAACAAAACGTATGAACTGTCCTGAGTGTAATGGATACAAGACGTTCACTATCACTAACAATATGGGATCATTGCTATGGAACTGTTACAAGGCAGGGTGCTCTGTGTCTGGTGGTAAACGTGTGCACCTATCTGCTGATGATATACGTAACTCTTTGGGTAGTGTTGCACAAGAGACACACTCTGTAGGTTTTGAAAAGCCTGAGTCTTTTGTGACTGACTACGATGCCATACATCCCTTCTGTAGTGAGTGGAGTCTTGACCCACAACACTTGGGCTTGCTTTACGATGTAAAGGAACATCGTGTGGTGTTCCCTATTATGCAAGGCAATGTCATGGTAGATGCTACAGGACGTAGCCTGTCAAAACGTTTACCTAAGTGGAAAAGATATGGAAAAAGCCTATTGCCATACACCTGTGGCTATGGTACAACTGCTGTAGTTGTTGAGGACTGTGTGAGTGCAGCTATTGTTGGTGCAACAGACGGACTTGGATGCCAAGGTAGTGATGTATATGTCGGGGTAGCAGTGTTGGGTACATCATTATCAGAGGGACACAAGGCTTACTTATCACAGTTCTCAACGGCTATAATTGCCTTAGACCCTGATGCCTTACCAAAGACACTGGCAATTGCTAAAGAACTGCGAGGTCATGTAGACCAGATACGTGTGTTGTATTTGATTGATGACCTTAAATACCAGAACGAAACCGACATGATGAAACTGACAGAGCTAGGAGATTAATATGGAATTATCACTTGTACGCAGCCTGATGGACAAAGAGTTTTACCACGAACATCGTGGGGCTAAGTGTCCAGACAGGTTGTTTAGCAAAGATGTACGTAAGATCAAGCAGTCTATTGATACTGCCATGACACGATATGAACGTACCGTAACACCCGATGAGATAGAGGCATTGTTTATGGCTAACAATCCTACACTCACAACTGCACAGAAACAGGCATACAGTCACTTGTTTACACAAGTTAAACGTGAATCCCCTATGGGCAACGACATAGCACAAGAGGTGTTGTCTAAGTTGTTCCAGCAAGTAGTGGGTGAGGACATTGCAAACCTTGGGTTTGACTATGTAAATGGTGACAAGTCTAGCCTTGAGCCATTACGTAATTTGCTTGAACAATATGGTGATGACTTTACACCCAATCTAAATATATCTTGGGAAGATATAAGTCTTGATACCATCCTTGCATTGACTGACCTTGAGTCACAGTGGACGTTTAATATACCCACACTTACCCGTAAGGTAGAGGGTGTAAATGCTGGTCACTTGATTGAGGTAGGTGCAAGACCTAACACAGGCAAGACCTCATTTCATGCCTCTCTTGTGGCTTCTCCCAATGGGTTTGCTTGGCAGGGTGCTAAGTGTATTGTACTTTGTAACGAAGAGGGCTATCACCGTGTAGCACACCGATACATTACGGCAGCTACTGGCATGGACAAGTTCCAGATTAGTAAGAACAAGGAAGTAGCTATGCGTGTCTTTGATCAGATCCGTAAGAACGTTATGTTTAAGGATGCAACTGGACGGGACATGAATTGGGTGGAGTCTGTATGCAAATCATACAAGCCTGACATTGTAATTCTAGACATGGGTGATAAGTTTGCACGTACTGCTGGCTTTGCTAGACCTGATGAGGCACTCAAGGCCAATGCTGTACATGCTAGGCAGATTGCCAAGCAGCATGACTGTGCCATATTTTATATGTCTCAGCTATCAGCAGAGGCAGAGGGTAAGGTTGTCCTCAACCAAGCCATGATGGAAGGCAGTCGTACAGGTAAGGCAGCAGAGGCTGACCTAATGATTATGATCAGCAAGAACCCTACAGTTGAGGGGCAAGAGGAAGAGGATATACAACGTCACATTAACATAGTTAAAAACAAACTGTCTGGTTGGCATGGTATTGTGCATTGTGACCTTGACTATCACACTGCTAGGTATTTGCCATGATTAAAGAGAATAAAATATGGTAAGGAGGTTTAGTATAGTGGAATGCCCTTGGTGTAAAGAAACATTTGATTGGAAAGAGCACGATACATGTCCACATTGTAAGGACAAGTATCAGTGTGTTAGTTGTGGAGCACCCACCAAGAATACATGGTGTGGTTTTTGTTTGGAGGAAGAATAATGAATGAACAATATCATATTAAAGGCTGGTTCTATGCCTTTCTAGTGTGTGCCTTTATGATTTTAGGTGTGCCAATAATAATTAATCTTTTAATATGGCCTGATGTAGGTATCTGGAGTTTGTTACGATGAAATGGTTTGTAATGATATTCTTTTTAACGTACCACGAAGACGGTACAAGAGATACCTTTGTGTTTACTAACCCTACGTTTGATGACAGAGCTACTTGTATGGCTACGTTATACAATAGGGATGAAATAGCAAAGTATGTTATGGGATTAGTAGATGCCTACAATGGTATGATACCTGGACCTATAGAGGTAGTTAATTGTATAGACCAAGAACAGTATGATGAACTTGAACGACTAAGGAAAATACGGGAGAATAAGATTGACACCTAGAGAGATAGCACAGAAAGAGGCAGAGAAAACGTATGCTCTGTTTCTTGATAAGAGTAAGAAGGTTGTAATAGTCTGCATCATAACACTAGTATTTATAGCTTGGTTTAGTGACTTTGATACACCTACAAGATACAACGGTGAAGTATATGCACCCATGAACATAGGAGAAGATAGATGAATACTAACTACTATTTAAATGAGTTATCTAAAAGGGTGTTTGATCTTGAGAAAAAAATAATTCTTTTAGAAAAGAAACTTGAGGTTCTTGTTAATGATTAGACCTATGACAGACGAAGAACGACAACGTGCAAAGGAGAAACGACATATGAATAGTAATATGAGCACAGAAATTGCACTGTACAATGCAATGAAGAAAAATAATTTGACCTTGGAAGAGGCTATAGATGCAATGAAGTCTTTTGCAAATGATAAAGAGTTTCAAAATGACCTTGACAGGTTCTATGGAAATGAGGTATTCATAGAAGAATGAAACATCTTACACTCGACATAGAAAACACTGTGACAAAACGAAACGGCAAGCTGCACCTTGATCCGTTTGAACCTGAGAATACATTGGTTATGGTGGGTATGCTAGATGATCTTGGTAACGAAGCACTAGTGACATTCGATCACTCGGAGCATCCACCCACCCAAGAGGGAGCACAGATAGTACAACAGCTACTTGACTGTGCTCCCTTGCTTATCATGCACAACTGTGCTCACGATCTTATCTGGTTGTGGGAGTCAGGCTTTACATATACTGGCCCTGTATTTGACACAATGCTAGGTGAATATGTATTACAACGTGGCATTAAAGAACCACTGTCTCTTGAAGCCTGTGCAGAGAGATACGATCTTGATACTAAGAAACAGGACACAATGAAAGAATACTTGAAGCAAGGAGTATCGGTTAGAGACATGCCCTATGATGAGCTACAGGAATATTTATCTGCTGATCTAAAGGCTACACAAGAATTGTATCTACGTTTAGTGGCACAGTACGAGGACTGTAGTTCACTGGAAGGAACAATACGGTTGACCAACCAGCTTGCGGTGCACCTTACTCGTATCTATCAACGAGGCTTTGCCGTTGATCTGTCGGTACTTGAACAGGTTAAGCAAGAGTTTACAGAGGAACGTGATACTCTTGTATCTAGCCTTGAGGCACAGGTTCGTTACCTGATGGGTGACAGACCAATCAACCTTAATAGTCCAGAGCAATTGTCTTGGGTTATTTATAGCCGTAAACCCAAGGACAAAAAGACATGGCCTGATATGTTTGATCAACGTATGAATAAACAGGATGTGTGGTATCAAATACGAAACAATAGTGTTGGGTTGTATAAACAAAAGGCAAAGCAATGCAATGTGTGCAAAGGTAAGGGGAAAATACGAAAGGTAAGGAAAGATGGAACACTATATGCAAAACTTAATAATTGCATTACATGTAATACCAGTGGTTTTCTATTTCTGGATACTAATGAAATAGCTGGCCTAAGATTTGGTAGAGATGCTAATAATCCTAAATGGATCAGTGCTAATGGCTTTAGCACAAGCAAAGATAATCTTGTGTATCTTGAAGCAATAGCACGTGGTAAGGGTAACACCAAGGCTGAACAGTTTCTTGCCAGTGTTCGTAGGCTATCGGCAGTGGAAACCTACCTGTCCAGTTTTGTAGAGGGCATTTCAACCTTCGTCAAGCCTGACGGTAAACTTCACGTCAGACTGTTGCAACATCGCACTGGTACTGGCAGACTGTCAGGTGCTGATCCTAACATGCAAAACATGCCAC